CGTGGTAATAAACGTATTATCAAAGAAGTAGATTTGATGGAAGTGTCGTTAGTAACCTTTCCTATGAACCCTCAGGCAACTGTTCGTTCAGTAAAAGGTGAAGATATTTCTATTAGAGAATGGGAGAAAGGACTGCGTGACGCTTTTCAGCTTTCTCGTTCAGAAGCAAAAATGTGTGCAAAAGCACTTGATGAATGTTTTGATCAGCGTGATGCTGATACAAATGCAGACTTGGTAGATGCCATAAAAAACTTAACTTTAACCTTAAAATCTTAATAGGAGATTATTATGTCGGAAGATATAAAAAATGCTATTTCTGAACTAGGTCAAACTTTTAATGAATTTAAAAAAGTAAATGATGAGAGATTAGAAAGCATAGAAAAAGGCGAAGGTACAGCATATGTAGACGAGAAATTATCTAAATTAGAAGCCAAATTGGATTCTTTTGAAGATGTAAATCAAAAACTTACAACTGCTGAAGCTAACGCTGAAAATATCAAAAGCCAAATAGAAAAACTAGAGACGGTTGTACGAAGACCAAACTCAGGTTTTACTACTAAGCAAGTAGATGAATACATGAGTGCATTTGATTCATATTGCAGAAAAGGTCTTGAAGGTCTTGACACAATGGAAAAGAAAGCATTAACAGTCAGCAATGACTCAACTGGTGGATATTTAGCACCACCTGAATATGTGAAAGAATTAATCAAAACGATTACTGAAATGTCACCTATTAGAAGTCTTTCTAGAGTTAGAAGCACTAGTGCTAGAAGTATCCAAGTACCTAAAAGAGAAGCTACTTTTGCCGCTCAATGGGTTGCAGAAAGTGGTACTAGAAGCGAAAGCACACCTAGCTACAGAGTTGGTTTAGAAGAGCTACCTGCACACGAAATGTATGCATTAGTAGATATTTCTGAGCAAGACTTAGAAGACTCAGTATTTGATTTAGAAGCTGAAATGCAATCTGAATTTGCTACACAATTTGCAGTAGCTGAAGGAAGTGCATTTGTTAATGGTGATTCAGTAGGTAAGCCTGAAGGCTTTTTACAGAATGCATCTGTTGGTGATATTGCTTCAGGTTCAAACACTGCTTATGATGCTGATGATTTAATTGGATTAGTACATAGTATTAAATCTGATTATTCTAAAAATGGTACATGGGTATTTAACAGAAATACACTAAGTAACATTAGAAAACTTAAAGATGATGCAGGGCAATATGTGTTTCAAGCAGGTATGTCACTACAAGGTGGTGTAACAAACACTATTCTTGGTCATCCTTATGTTGAAGCAACAGATATGCCTAATGCGGCACAAGATGCTTCTATGATTGCTTTTGGTGATTTTAGAAGAGGATATATGATCGTAGATAGAGTAGCTTTATCAGTATTAAGAGACCCATTCACACAAGCGACTACTGGAAATGTAAGATACATTGCTAGAAGAAGAGTTGGTGGACAGGTAATCTTACCTGAAGCTATTGTTAAACTAACCCAAAAAGCGTAAGCGAGGTATATTATGAGAGATTTAGGAAATAATCTTGTATCAGTACAAAGTCTTGCTTCTGCTGTGACAGCAGGAAATGATGCTACAGTGAATGGAACTGCAGTTGATTTAAAAGGCTTTGAAGGTGCATATGTAAACGTAAACACTGGTGTTGAAGGTGTAACTCTATCTAATAGCTTAAAAATTGAATTTAAGTTAATGCATGGAGATGCTGCTAACGCATTAGTTGCTGTTGAACAAAAAGATGTAACGGATGGCTCAGTTACTTCAGGTGTTTTCTTAACACTTGATGACAATGCTGAAACACCACAAACATCAAGCATCGGTTATATTGGTGGAAAAAGGTATGTAAGCGTTGATGTTGTCTTCACAGGCAATCATTCAACAGGCACACCTATGTCTATTGATGTTATCAAAGGCTATGCACGTCATAGTGAAGGAGCAAGTACAGTAACAGTAGCTTAATTGCTATTTTGTACACTGGTGGGGTGAAATACCCCACCTCTATTTAAGGGATAAATTATGTCAAAAAAATATAAAATTCTAAGACCAAAACCATGTATTGTAGATGAAGCAACAAGAAAGCTAGAGCTACAACCTGTAGACAAAATTATTGATGCAGATACTGATTTAATGAAAGCCAATATGGAAAGATTTGAAAGCATGGGTTGGGCTATGGAAATAAAAATGGATTCTGTAGATGAAACTTTAGAAGTTGAAGCGGAAGTAAAGCCAAAAAGAGCAAGAAATAAAAAAGGTCAATTAAAAGCTGATGACCCATCAACACCTGATATAGATGAAGCATGGGAAGGTGGGAAAGCACCAAAGAAAACAGCAAAAAAAACCACAGCAAAAAAAACAACTAAAAAGAAAACTACTACTAAGAAAAAATCTTAGTAATTCTTTTGATTGTATGTGAAGAATTAATGGCTTAGAATAGATAAATGGCAGTCAAAATACCAAGTGATACTATAAGCAAACTAGAAGCACATGAAAGAGAATGTGCTATTAGATATGAAAACATAGAAAAAAGAATGGATAGTGGTTCAAAGAGATTTGATAAACTAGAAAATCTTATCTATGGTTTATATGGCTTAATTATTGCTTCAATGTTTGGGCTGATAATAGAAAAAATATTTTTTTAGGAGAATAATATGTCAGAAGACTTAAACTACGAATCGCTATATAACACAGCACAACAAGAACTAGCTAACGCACAACACACTATTAGAGTATTAGTACAGAAGCTACAAGAAGCACAAGGTGATGACGCTATAGCAGGTGAACAACCAATAGTAGAAGAAGCAAAGGCAGACAAGAAAAAAGCTAATTAGGAGTGGTAAATGGCAGGTCTAGTTTTACATACAGCACCTGCATCAGAACCTATAACCCTTGCAGAAGCAAAGTCATATTTAAGAGTAGATAGTTCAGGTGATGATGCTTTAATAACATCATTGATCTCAACAGCAAGAAAGCTATGTGAAGAACATACGCAACGTGCTTTCATGACTCAAACTTATGAATTGTTTTTAGATGCATTAGAAGATGTAGAAGATGGTTTATGGGAAGGTATCCGTACTGGTCCATATATTAATTACTACAAGAACTATATAGAATTACCTATGCCACCTGTGGTATCTGTAAGCCATATAAAGACTTATGACGATAATGATACTGCAACTACCTTTAGTGCAAATAATTACTATGTAGATAACGCTAGACAACCTGCAAGGGTAGTTTTACGAACAGGAGAAACCTTTCCTACAGCTTTAAGAGTAGCTAATGCTATAGAAGTTAAATATATTACTGGCTATTCATCAGCTAGTGCTGTACCTGAACCAATTAAATTCGCGATCTATCAAGTTCTTACATATTTGTACGAACACAGAGGTGATATGTATGAAGGTAAAACTTCACTACCTGCTACTGCAACAAAGCTTCTTGCTCCATATGTAGTTTATAGTGGTATGGGTAGTTCTAAACTCATGTCATTAGGATAATGAGCCAAGTAGGTCAACTTAGACACCAAATTACCCTTCAAGGACAAGGCACTACTAGAGATAGTGGTGGTGGTATAAGTTCAGGTTGGTCAACTATTGCTTCTGTGTACGCTGATATAAAGCCTAAAAGTGGGAAAGAGGTATATGCACAAGGTAAACTGGTTGGAAGCGTGTCACACGAGATTACAGTGCGTTATAGGACTGATATTACTAACGGTTCTAGGATTAGTTTTGATAGTAAGTTATTTAATATTAGGGCTATTATCAATGTTGATGAAAGGGATAGATTCCTTAAACTTCTTTGTGAAGAAGGGATAGCAACGTGAGTATTGATTTTAAAATCAAAAATCTAGAAGAATTTAACAAAAAGTTAAATAAAAAACTTAATGAAAACAAAGTTAAGGAATATATAACTCGTGGAACTGGTCAGGTAATGAATACTGCTATAAAAAGCATAAGAGGTGGTGGCACAGGTATAACCTATCAAAAATACGAACCAAGAAGAACACATATAGCATCTGCACCTAATCAACCACCTGCAAGTGATACAGGATTTTTAATAAGTAATATAACAATGAAAGTAGATGTAAAACAAAATGGCAGTGTGGTAGGTCAAGTAATATCATCTGCACCATATTCAAAGCATTTAGAGTTTGGCACTACTAATATGACTGAAAGACCTTTTATGCAACCTGCATTACAAAAAAATAAAAGAAAAATAGAAGCATTATTTAAAAAAGGCATATTGAAATGAGTATTGGTCAATTTGCATTACAAACAACCATATACAGCACTTTAGCTAATGATAATACAATTACATCAACTTTAAGTGCAGGTGTTTATGACGAGGTTCTAGAAGGTGCTAGTTACCCTTTTGTATCATTAGGTGAAGAAACATCTATAGATTATGGTACAAAAAATGAAAATGGTGGTGAAACTACTATAAATATTCACATATGGTCACAATACAAAGGTGCTAAAGAAACAAAACAAATAATGGACAGAATTCACGATTTATTGCATGATAGTAACTTAACAGTCACTGGATTTAACTTAGTGAACCTAAGATTTGAATATAGTGATATACTAAGAGACCCAGATGGTGTTACTAGACATGGAGTCATGCGATTCCGAGCAATAATATTAGGAACTAACTAATTTTATAAATAGGAGATAAAAATGGCGGCACAAAAAGGTTTAGATGTAGTGGTCAAAATGAATGTCAGTGGTAGTCAAACTACTATTGGAGGCATGAGATCAACATCAATTACATTAAATGACGAATCAGTAGATATTACTAATAAAGATAGTAAAGGCACTAGAACACTTTTAGCAGGTGCAGGTGTAAATAGTATTTCTATTAGTGGTTCAGGCGTATTCACAGATGATGCAGGTGAAGTTGCAGTAAGGGCGGCATTTCAAGCACAACAAAATACATCTGATGGTACTAACACACAAACCCCTGCTTTTGAAACATTTGAATTTACAA